AAAAGGTGGAAGTAGTGCTTGTGTTGCACTTTCTTTTTGAGATCAACCAACCGCAAAGCAAGTTTTAAAGTTTTGGTATCAAGCTTTGAAGCGTATTCATCAACGAGTTCTTTCTTTGCTTCACGAAGAGTTACTTCTTCGTTTTCAAGAGTTCTCATTCTGTCAACAAACTCGTTAACAATCGGTTTAAGTTCAGCGAGATTTTCCGGCATCTCGTCTGGTTCAACTTGTTGTTTTCTTCCCATGTTTATGCCTATCCTTGTGGATATGCATATCATATTTGGGTTTTTAACTTTTTGTATAACTTATCGTTGGGGTTTTACCGCAACAGGCTTTGGTGGAGCCGGTGTTGGAGCTATAGCCTTTGGTTCTTCTGGCTCAACCACAACGTCGGGCATACTTGTAATTTCGTCAGCAACAACTCGATTTGCGGCTGCCAAAGCTTCTTTTGAAGGTTCAACATCGAACTTTTTGTTTTTGCCTTTTATTTTATCGAATATGGTTGTAACAAAGTTTGGAGCCATTTCTTTGTAACTTTCGATTTCTTTAGAAGTGATGTTGCCAGCTTTACCAGAAGTTATTGCTTGGTTCATATCTTTAACGATGCTGCCCATAACTTTTGGCAAATTTTTTGCGCTCCATTTATTTACTGCTTTTATAACTTCTGGGTTGTCTATGATTTCATCAAAGATTTTTTTCTTTTCGTCTTCTGGTAAATCTTTAAATGCATCTTTCTTTGGTTCTAATGCTTCGTAACGATATCCTCTTTCTGTACGCTCTCCAGTTATAAGATCGTATATCGCTCCAGCTCTTCCTCCACTTGCAACGTTTAAAATAGAGAACGCTGTATCTAAAGCTTTGCCACCAACCGCAAGACCAGCTATAGCATTCATTGGAGAAGCAACAAAACCAATACCCCAAAAATCGGTTTTAAACGTTTCCCAACCTTCGTCCATTTGTTTGCGTTCTTGTGCAAATTGACGATCTAAACCACTTAAAGCTTTATCTTCCCAGTTTTCAAAATAATCATTTAGCTTTTCTCTGCTGTATTCATTAAATGGCAACAAACCAGAAACAGTGTTCGAAATTAATTGACCAACTGTTCTAACTGCTTTGATTCCGATTTCTCCTGCTCTGAACTTTATGGCATTCCATATATCGGTAATAGGCGATAATAGTTGGCCAACGAATCGATCTCTTCGCAACGGCCCCCCGGTACCACTGCCGTCCGAATAATCATCATATTGTTCAATAAGTTGTTCATGAGCAATATCAATTTCTTCTTCAATGATTTGAAGAAGAATCTCCATTCGCTTCTCGTTTAACTTTTTGTTCAAGAACTTTTTGTTTGCCACCATTTAAAGCCCATCCTTTTGGTCGATATATCCAGTTGGGATCGTGCAATCTTGCTGGGTCAATCCAAAGCTTTACACCTGTAATTAGTTCCCAATAAGCTATCACTTCACGATCAACATCGTTGATTATCATTTTTTTGGTGCTTCGATGCCTTTTAGACATTCCTATAGACTTGCGATGTTGTCCCGGTATACCTTGCAATATTATTCGTTTTAAAATAAACCAATCTGTTACACTACCTTGTACATATGACGCAACATATTCGATTCGTTCTTTAGCGTAATCCGATAGAGGCATAATAGATTATCGTTTTTAGCCTTTCTTTTAAATACTTAAGCAACAATAAGGTTAAAGTATGGCCAAAAAAGAAAAATCCTTTTATCAAAGGCTAACTCGTTTATTCCGCAGCGGTCCAGCAATACGTCGTAAAGTTAGAGGACAAGATTACAAAAACTTCTACGATAATCAAGTTGTTCAAAACAATCTTGGCTACTATGGTGCTGCCGGATTTAAACGTGAAGCTTCTCCATTCTCGGTAATGGGCGCATACGGTATTCTTGATCGTATGTCTCGTTATGCTGAGTTTGCTGAAATGGAAAACACAGCGGATATTGCAACAGCATTAAACGTATACGCTGATGAATCTTGTGCAACAGATGAAAACGGTAAAACATTCCACATTTATAGCGATACACCACAAATACAACGAGCGTTAGAAGAACTGTTTTATGACGTACTAAACATTGAATTCAATGCCAGACGTATGGTTCGTAACCTTGTTAAAAACGGTGATTACTTCATGTATGTTGAAGTTGTACCAGACTACGGTGTAATCAACGTAGAACCGCTTCCAGTAAATGAAGTAGAACGTGAAGAAGGATTTGACAAGCATGACCCATATGCCGTTAGATTCCGTCTTATCACAAGAGGTGGCAAGTATCTAGAAAACTGGCAAATGCTTCATTTCCGTATTCTTGGCAACGATTTGTTTCTTCCATATGGTACAAGCTTTCTAGAGTCCGCAAGAAGACCTTGGAGACAGCTAACCATGATGGAAGACAGCATGTTGGTATATCGTCTTGTACGCTCTCCAGAACGTAGAGTGTTTTATGTAGACGTATCAGCCGTACATCCAAACGATATTCCAAGCTATATGGAAGCTGTTAAAGAGTCTATGCGTGGAGCTTCTGTTATTGAACAACAAACAGGTAGACAAGATTTTAGATATAACCCTCTTGCTATTGATGAAGATTATTTCTTGCCAACCAGACCAAACAATCAAACCAAGATTGAATCGTTGGCTGGAGGACAAAACGCAACAGCTATCGAAGACGTAGAATATATTCACAAGAAGCTTATTGCTGCTTTGATGGTACCAAAAGCTTATCTTACCTATGACGAAGCTATTTCTTCTAAAGCAACGCTAGCACAGGAAGATATTCGATTTTCTAGAACCATTGCACATTTGCAAAAGATTTTGATTGCAGAACTTAACAAACTTGCAATGATTCATCTTTATTCTCTTGGATTTTCCGGTGACGATCTTTTGAACTTTGATTTAAAGTTTAGCAATCCATCAACTGTTGCGGTGCAACAAAAACTAGCTTTGATTTCTAGTAAGCTTGAGATTGCCGGAAAAGCTTTAGAACTATCAAAAGAAACTGGTTTGTTAAGCTTCAACTATATTCAAAAAGAGATTCTAGGTCTTCGCCCAGAACAAATCAACATTATTCGGCAAGAAGCTAAACAAGATCAAGTTACAATGGCCGAACTTAAAAAGATCGCAGAGAATCCACCATTCGATAAAAGCATTGATAGCAATATCGATATCTTTGATCCAAGCAACTATAGCGTTCCTACTTCACCATTTGCTCCCGATAAAAAAGAAGTTCGTAAAATCGAACAACAAAACCATGAGCAAGAGCGAGAACATCAAGCTCGCCGTGAAAAGGAACGTGAAGAAAATGCTGGATCGCAAGGTGGAATTCCAATTAGGTTTAGCCCAACACCAAACCTAGATAAAAGCTTTAGGAAATCCAGAAGAAACAAGTCTTTTACAGGGGACAGAGCACTTGTGATGCCAGACTTTAAAAAGATGCTGGATATTACCAACAATCGATACAGCAAAGATCCGTTTGACGTTGAATCGATTCGCAAGTTTGTGTTAGAAGAAAACGAAATGGAAAAAGATTTGTTTGATACACAAAATCGTTTACCAATCGGAATTTCTAGAGAAATGCAAACATGCCTTCGTCAGTTAAACGAAAGTTTGTTTTCACAAAAACAAGTAAAAATAGTTACCGAAAAAACTCAATCATTGAATGATACAGACGAATTATTCCTTATAGAAAAAGAGTTGAAATCGGAATAGGTATTCTACTTATAAATCGGCTAGCGGCAAGCAGCTATCTAATATATCTGTAAGCAAGGTAAAAAATGCAAAAGCTAAAACACAACAAAAAACGAAACACTGGGTTGCTTTACGAGTTCTTCGCCCGTTATATCGGCAAAGCTATTTTAGAAGGGCGAGACAACGATATATCCAAAGCCAAAACTTTGTTGAAAAAACATTTCAACAAAACCACAGACATTTACAAAGAACTCAAACTCTTTAAAGCATTGTCTGAAAGTAGCTTTGCTCAACGTGAGCAAGCAATTTATATGGTTAATCGTGTGCGTGATGCCGTAAAGTTTCAAAGTCAAGCTCGACTTGAATTAGAAAAAACTTCTCTTATTCATGAAGTTAACGCAAACTTGAATGCAAACTTGTTCTTTGAAGAAGCAATTCCAGATTATAAAAAGCTTGCAACCATTCAAGTGCTTCTTAACACATGGCGGGATGAAACCTTAAAAGAATCGGTTTCTGAAACTGTTCAACTAGAAGAACGTCTTATCGAGCATATGCTTGAAAAACGTAAAACAGAAGAGCAAGCTAATGAAGCAGCAAAAATGACAAATGAAGACGTTGATCGTCTTGTTGTCAACATCATGACAGAAAAAGTTAACAAGCGTTATAACAACCTTAACCTAGAGCAAAAAGATATCATTCGTTTGTATGTGTTTAGCAAAGATGATTCTCAAGCAGAGAAACAACTTGCAGAAAAACTAGACATTCTTAAGAAACGTTTTCTTGGAACAGTTGCCGCTCACTCTCATGAGTTTGCTGAAGATAAAGTTTTGTCAAACAAACTAAACGAGATTCGCAACACACTGCAAAAAGATTTTAGCGATATTTCAGTTGTTACTGAAGAGCTTGTAACCTTCTATCTTGGCTTATCGAAACTAGAAGGAGAGGTAAAAGCAAAATGACCGACAAAAAATTTCTACTCAAAGAATTCACAGCCTTTGAATATAACGACTCTGATTTAGATAAACGTGAAGAAGGAAAGCCACTTGTTTTAAATGGTATCCTTCAAAAAGCTAACACATTAAACCAAAACGGTCGTGTATATCCTCGTCACATCCTTGAACGTGAGATTCGTAACTACGAAAAACTTATTCGTGAGAATCGTGCGTTTGGTGAACTTGACCATGCTAACGAACCAATTGTCAATATGAAAAACATTTCTCACGTTATTCGTGAGATTTGGATGGAAGGCGACGTAGTATACGGCAAGGTAGAAATCCTTGATACACCTTGCGGTAAAATAATCGAAAGCATTATTAAAGCAAAATGCAAACCCGGCATTTCTAGCAGAGCATTAGGTTCTCTTCAAAGAGAAAACAATGTAAACGTTGTTCAAGATGACTTACAAATTATTTGTTGGGACTTTGTTAGCGAACCAAGCACTCCCGGTGCGTTTATGATGGCCGAAGCAAAACAATATGACGCAAGCATTACCAAGAATATTTTTACAAAAAGCGATCTTGTTGATCGTGCAGCAAACGAAATATTAGCTCTTCGCAAAAAACCTTAGTCAATTCTTCAATCTCTAAAAAACAATAAGAAGCAAGTTAACATGAAAATACAAAAAACAGAGTTTAAAGCGATTATCAAAGAGTGCCTTAAAGAGCTTGTTGCTGAAGGTGCATTAGATCATATGGTTAGTGGCTTATTAGCTGAACGTTCACAAGTTGTTCAACAGCAAGCTTTGCTTCAAGACCCAAGAATTAAAATGGCTGCTGGTGGCAATCCAATCATGGAACAAATATTTGCCGATACTGCTGTAACAAGTCTTCCTCAACAACAACATGGTATGCCGCTAGCCACAGGCGTTAACCTTGCAATGCTAGGAGAAGCTGCTCCACAAGGACGTAATCCTCTTCCTCCAAGAGATCCACAAGCTGTTGCAAATCTACAACAACAATATCAACAGCAACAAGTTCAAAATCCTACAAGTGCATGGGCACGTTTAGCGTTTAACAAGCCAATATCAAACCGTCCAGCACAATCTGGTGGTGGATTTGGTGGTGGTGGACATCTTCCCGGCTCTAAAAAAGGTAGTTTCGAATAATCTAAAACTAGATTTGATCTATAGTTATCCTTGTAGAAATAACTACAAGGAGTATAGATCATGCCAGCAGCAACCCCACCCCCAAAATACGAATCAACCGTTTCACCCGAAACTCGTCCCGGTTATGGCACGGGAACAGCAGCAGGAACTCTGGGTGTAAGAAACCAAACCGGTCTTGAAGCCGCATTTGTTGGAGGAGTTGGTATTTCCAATGATTCTCAACAAACAGCATTGACTAATGCAAGAGCAACTCTCGACCGCCCAGAAGATAATGGTCAAAACTCAATGTTTCCACAATATCGCAGAAACTTTGTTCCTGCTGGTGGTAGCCTTACAGAAGAATATGTTGAACCAAGAGTTAAACCAATCGATTTGAGTGAAGAAGAAAGAAACCGACTCAAAGTTGGAAATGCATTTACACCAACAATCGATTCTCCCGGTGAAGGTCAAGGAATCAATCCAGAAGCTCTACGTTCCGTACAAAGTCAAGCAACACAAGTATTGCAAGCTGGGCCTGTTAACAAAGATAATCCAGCAGACGCTGAACACCAAAATACAGATTCTACAACAAACGTTAACAACGTTGGAGCAGTACGTAGATTTAAACTAGGAGTTGGTTCTGGTGCAGCAACTGGTACATCAATTCCCGCAGCAAGAGGACAATTCCCCCGTCCACCAACATGATATTTGCAAATCGTTGCATATATAAAAATTAACGCTATTAGGAGTTTATCGTATGTCAACACCTTTGTACCAAGAAGCCCTTATTGAAGCTAAAAAGCTGCGTGATGCAGCAGCAGTAGAAGCAAAGAATGCAGTTTTAGAAGCAGTGTCTCCATTGATCAAACAAATGATCGACAAAGAAATTTCTGGCATTATTTTGGAACAAGATGAACCACCTCCCCCACCAGCAGATGCAGCGTCAGCAGACGCACCTCCTCCTGCACCTCCAACCCCATCACCAGATGCAGGTTCAACAGGTCCAGTTGAAGCAACTCCTCCTGCTGGTGCTGAATCAAAACCACCAATGCCCGGAATGACACCAGCAGTTTCTGCTGCTGCTCCACCAATAAAAACTCCCGGTACAGATGTTATTGGAAAAATTGATCTTGGTCCGTCAGGTGAACAACAAATTGTTATTCCTGTTGATGCGTTGTTTCAAAAAGAAACATCACCAGCTTCAGCAGCAACCGCAACACCAGAAGCAACTCCCGCTGCTATGGAAACGGCACCAACACCAGATGCTTCTGCACCTCCCCCTCCTCCTCCTCCTCCTTCTCCAGAAGCAACACCAGAATCAATTTCTGAAATTTATCGTGCTGTGCAAAAGCTTTTAAGAGAACAAGCTGCTGCCCCTGCTGCTCCCGCAACTCCTCCCGCTGATCCAGCAGCAGCAGCTCCACCAGCACCACCCGCAGGAGGCGCAGCTCCAGCAACTCCCGATCCAGCAGCAGCCGCACCTGCCCCTGCCGCACCAGCTCCACCAGCCGCAGGAGCAGCCCCAGCAACTCCACCAGCAACTCCTGATCCAGCCGCAGCCGCCCCTGCACCTGCGGCTGGGGCTCCAACAGATTTAAATGCTGCCGCTGGTGCAACTCCTGCTCCCGGTGCCCCAGCAACTCCCGCTGCTGCCCCTGCACCCCCCGCTGCTGGTGCTCCTGCAACACCCGATGCAACAGGCGCAGCACCACCCCCCGTTACACCAACACCAACCGCTGCTGGTGCTCCTGCTGCCCCGGCTGCTCCTGCTCCTGTAACCGAATACAAGAATTTTAAACAAAATCTTGAACGTACAGAAGTTTTAATTCAATCCCTTCGTAACAAAAGCGAAAGCGGAAATTTGATGTTTGTGAAAGAAGCTTATGAAAAGCATCTTTTTTCACTTTACAACAACCTCCTTAGTTTAAAAGCAAAAAATGCAATATCCCCTAGACTATTTTCTTTCAATGAAGACAGATTGGGATTGCTTCACGAAAATTTAAATGTAATCACTAGTTATAAGCAAAATCCATTAGTAAAGGGTAAAAATATGAAAAATAACTCATTGAAAGAATTAGTTCGTGCGCTTTTTGAAGGCGCAGAAGGTTTCGAAGACGAAGCAGGCAAGGTTGATCCTGCTGGTGACTCAGAAGGCGGTTCAGCAGAACACGCCCATAAAGTTTCTGGCAATCCAAAAGGTGTTAAAGCCGAAGCCGAAGCTGCTCCGTTCCGCACCAAACAAAAGAAAGAATGGCCCGGTAAACCATCCCCAGAATCTCTTCTAGAACAACTTGAAGAAGAAATTGGTGAGCTCATGGCCGAAATGGGTGATGATACCGATGAAGGTATGCACGAAGAAGATGAAGTTGTTCTTGAACTTGCAGACGAAGAAGTAATGATGGAAGCACGCAAAGCCCGTGCTCGTCTCAAGGCTCTTCGTGAACAAGCAGAAGAAAAACTTTCTCTTACCATCGATCTAGATGGTGTTTCTGGTGCTAATGTTCAAAACGTTAATGTTTCACTTGATGGTGAAGAACTAGAAGTTGAAATGGACGAAGAAGAAGCATCAGAAGAAGATGATTCAGAAGAAGATTCTTCTGATGAAGAAGTTGAAGAAGTAGAAGAGCTAGTCAAGGAATCACGTAGAATGATTAGCAAGGCTGTTAACGAAAACAAAGCTCTTCGTGGTCATCTTTCAGAAACACAACTTCTTACAGCACGTTCATTGTATGTAAACAAGCTTTTCGTGAGAGACGAATTGACAGGGACACAAAAACGCAAAATCGTTGAGTATCTCGACAGTGCTCGCACAATTGCAGAAGCAAAAGAAATCTACAGCCGTTTGGTGCGTGTTCTAGATGCTGGCAAGAAAAACGGTGCAATGATTAAAGAATCAGCACAACGTCCAGTAGTAAGATATATCACCGAATCAGTTGTAGAACCAAGCTTCGATACTTCACGCTGGCAAATACTTGCTGGTATGAAGAGAAACGCAAAGTAAGCGCATAGTTAGAGATAAGTTACCAATTAAGGTAAAAACAAAGTAATAAGGAGATTAATAAAATGTCACGTACACTAACACTCTCACAACTAGCTGAAGGTATTCAACGTACCGCAGCAAATGGCGATGACCGCATTGTAGGCAAGTGGTCACGCACAGGTCTTCTAGAAGGTCTTTCAGATACTGGCAAGCAAAAGATGGCTCGCCTCCTTGAAAACCAAGCAGTAGAAGTTCTTAAGGGCGGCTCATCAATGCTCAATGAAAGCCTTTCACTTTCAACAGGTGGTGCATCACTTGCATCCTCTGGACAAGTTGCTGGGTTTACAAACGTAGCATTCCCAATCGTTCGTCGTGTGTTCGCTGGCCTCGTTGCTAACGAAATCGTCAGCGTTCAACCAATGAGCCTTCCATCAGGTCTACTCTTCTACTTAGATTACACCTACGGCTCATACGTCGGTGGTGATGCAGGTACAGCAGCTAACCAATTTGCAACTGGTACCGATCCCGGCGCAGCAACATATGCCCGTGGTCAATCAGTATACACCAACCCATCCGGTTCATTGATCCGTACCAGCGGTTCACTCGCTGCCGGTGGTCAATACAACCTTATCGGTTCTGGTTACTCAAAGGTTCACTCAGAATCCAAACTTGCAACAGGCGTAGTTGCTCTCGGTACATGGTATCAAGGCACAACATGGCTATCACAATCATCAGTTGCTTCAGCATCAGCAAACGTTGGTTACAACGCACGCTTCACTGATTATGATCCACTTCTTGCAGCAGACGTTGAAAGCAATGTGCTCGACTATACCTTCTTGGTGTTCTCAGCTTCACAAGTAACAAACGCAATCAATGGTGCAGACCTTACATCACTTGAACAACTCGCAGTTGTTGGTCTTGGTTTGTCAGGCTCAAGCTTCACAGCACCTCCACTAACCTACCAAGCAGGCGAAGGCGTTCTTAACTTCCGTCGCTTCACCAAGCGTGGTAACTGGACCGATGCTGGCACAAGCTCAACATTCACACCAGATCCATTCGGCGGTTCACACATCCTTGTTGCTCTCGGTCTTGCAAACGCACAAAGCGTTAGCTCCGTTTATCTTGGCAACGCATCAACACAAATCACAGCTTCTATTCCAATTGCTGACTCCCTCTCAGTCAATGCTGATGGTTCAACATTGACAATTCCAAGCTTTGAATCAAACTTCGCTGTTGATGCATCACCACGCATCCCAGACGTTGACATCAAAATCGATTCAGTAGCTGTAACAGCCACAACCCGCAAGCTACGTGCTCGCTGGTCACCAGAACTGGCTCAAGACCTTACAGCATTCTACTCAATCGACGTAGAAGCAAATCTCACAAATATCCTTTCTGAAATGATCACATTGGATATCGACCGTGAAATTCTCAACGACCTCCTCACACAAGCTCAAGCAGCTAACTACTACTGGAGCCGTGCCCCCGGTCGCTTCGTCAACAAATACACAGGCACCGAAGTTGCTCGTACCAACACCGTTTACCCCGGTCCACAATTCACCGGCACAGTCCGTGAATGGTACGAAACACTTATCGAAACCATCACAGACGCAGCCAACGTCATCCACAAGAAGACCCTCCGTGGCTCAGGTAACTTCATCGTCTGCTCACCAGAAGTGGGCACAATCCTTGAAGCAACAGTTGCTTACCGTGCCAACTACAAAATCGACTCAGACGGCCAAGTTCGTGACAACATGAGCATTGGTGCAGAAGCAGTCGGTACAGTAAACGGTCGCTACTCAGTATTCGTTGACCCATACTTCCCAG